CGAATATAGGCGACAGACATGGTATATGCCACGTAGCGAGTAGCAGTAGCATAGACCCTGACTACAAGGCGTGTAAGCGTTGGGTAGGGGCAGAGCCATATCAGGAGTATACATTAGGTGGTAGCAAATAGCGGGCAAGCAAGAGGCAGGACCCGAGCCAGCCGCCCCCCACTGATCATACAAACCCTCGCCGTTTGTCTATGTCTTAAGACAGACAAGTCGATTGTCCGGTTGCGCCACCGTTTATCCCCTTGGTCGCAGTATTAGCCTTCTGTCAACTGTTGTTAACCATTGGGGCAGTTCTAATGTCCGATAAGCTATTTTATGTCTACTTGACACACCTACATGGAGGGATTGGCGGCAAGGGGGCTATCCGTGCTTGAGCGTGATTGGACAAGGAAGTTGGCTGGTAAGGGGGGGTTATGCAGTCTGTGCGGGAGAGCGGGAAATCCTCACCCCTCATAAGTATGAAACCCCAAAGCACCCACACCCTCCAAAAAGAAGTGAGCGAACAAAGTGCCAGCTAAGAAAGGCCCCGGCGTAGACCAATCAGTTGTCGAGCAAGTGAAAGCTCTCCGCGCCACGAACGTGCCGCAAAGAACCGTAGCCGACCAGTTGGGTATTCACATATCTACCGTCCGTAGATATGAACGCCGCCAAGACGAGACTCCCGAACAGTACGAGGCCCGCGCCAAAGAGTTGGTGCGGTTTGCCGAGAATGCTTGGGAAGTTGTTCGCCTTGCCGTGATAGAGGTTATCGAAGGTCTCAGAAATAAAGAGATAAAACCCAAAGACGCGGCGGTTATCGGTGGGATTTATTTCGACAAGATTCTTGCGGCTGAATCGAGGATAGGCGGCAACGAGAAAACGACAGAGCGATTTGTCTTAGAAGTGGTGACTAGTGAAAGCAAGAGTGATTCTCTCCCCGACCCAGGAGAAGTTTCGCAACTCCCGAGCGCGGTTCAGAGCGATGATTTGCGGATTGGGGGCGGGGAAAACGTTCTCGGGGTGCTTGGAAGCGGTGACCCAGAGTCTGGAACAGAAAACGTCAGGGGTGGTGGTAGCTTCGACCTATCGGAACCTCAAGGACTTCGTGATTCCGATGATAACGGGGGAACTTTGGGAAGCTCTGGGGATTCCTGACGGGTGGAGTCAATTCTTTCCGCAGTTCAATAAACAAGACTTGATAGCTACCGCTCACAACGGCTCCAAAATCTATTTTAGAAGTTGCGACCGTGAAGGCGATTTAAGAGGTCCGAATTTAGGGTGGTTCTACATCGACGAGGCCGCGAGAGTCTCTTTGAACACGTGGAAGATCATGGTCGGGCGTATAAGACGCCCCCCGGAGAAAGGTTGGATAGCGACTACCCCCAAGGGACGAAACTGGGTCTGGGAAGAGTTTGCACAAAGGAAAAGAAATAATTACGAGTGGTTCAAGGGTGATTCCGGTGAGAATACCCACCTCTCAGCGGAATATAAAGCGTCGCTGAAAGAATCCTATTCGGGTTCATTCCTGGCCCAAGAATTCTATGGCGAATTCACAGCCTGGGAAGGTCTAGTCTATCCGGATATCGCGGTGGAGAAGCACCACCTCGATGCGTCCACGGACGGGTATAAATATGCCCTTGCCGGTTGCGACTGGGGTTGGGCCGACCCGTCGGTAATCCTTGTGGGACTTGTGGGGATGGACGGGCGGATTCATTTCGTCGAGGAATACTACAAAAATCGTACCCCCATAGAAACCATAGCCGCGAAAGCTCTTGAACTCCGTGACAAATGGGGAGTTCGGACGTATTGGTGTGACCCGTCACGACCTGAATATGTTCAAGAGTTTCGCAAGTGGAAACTGGACGCCCGAAAGGGCAAGAACGAGATCGACCCCGGCATTTCGGCGGTTTCGAGACTGATCGAGAAAGACCTTTTCCGCGCCGATTTCAACCAGTGCCCCGAGATGATTAGAGAGTTTGAGACATATCAGTATTCGGAGGACGACCAAGGGAAAGTATTGAAAGACAGACCGATAGACCGCGATAACCACTGCATGGACGCCATGAGATATCTCGTTTATTCCCAACAGCGGCAGGGCCATGCTTCGTCAAGGAGAGGTAGATGACAAGAGAGGAAGCCTGGCGACCCATAGGGTCGAACATACAGAAACGCATCGACTTTAATCTTACCCAAAAGATTGTCTCTGACGTTTACGGAGCGAAGTATCAATTCCTCTCAGAAGAAGCATTGAAAAGAATCTCCGATACCAATTACTTCTATAACTACTACGATTTAGAAGGCCAGTACTGGGATATGCCCCATTCTCTCGGCTACAAACCTACGATTATGCCCATTAATTTAGCCCGGTGGTTTGTCCGTAAAAGAACGGGCTGGATGTTTGAAGCCGCTCCGGACATAGAATGCCCCCCGAAACAAATAGACTCCTCTGACGAAATGGAGACGGACGGGTATAAACCCTCCGATGCTCAAAGAGCCGCGAACGATGAAGGTTCCGCAAGGGAACAACTTCTTTACTCAAACTGGACCGAAAATAGATTTGAAGAAAAACTTTTAGAGGCCGCTAAAGACTTCTTCGTGGGCGGAACGACAGCTTTAAAGATGCGTTACCTGCCCGGAAAGGGAATCCGATTGAACTTCTGCCCCGCACAAGAAATCTTCCCGGTCCCGAACGAGACCGACCCCGACTCTTTCGACGCAATCCATTTCTGTTCGTTCTTCGATAACGATAAAACCATCTGGAAACAAAGTTGGGAACTGATCGACGGGAAGTGTTATCTCTCCGAAGGTCATTACAACTTGAACATGGTCCTCCAGAAACTTGTCTATAATCGCGAAGATACTAAACTTGATTTTATCCCCGTTCTTGTCTTCCCTCGCGATTGTTTGAGCGGGGAACTCTACGGGACATCGATGCTAAAAGACCTCATACCCCTCTTTGATCAGTACAACAGAAGTATGTCGGATGCCGCCGACTCACTCAGATTCAACCTCTTCGCGATCAATGTTTTGTTAAATGCCGCGCCAGACGCTGAGAAAGAACTGCGCATCTCTCCGGGCGAGGTATGGAACATTGGGGGTGACGGCGTGGACGTGAAGAAATTAGAATCTTCCTTCCAATACTCCGCCGCCCTCGCAGACTTCCTGACCCGCCTGGAAAATTTGATGCACCTCCTTTCTGACGTACCCGACATCACCCCCGACCGCATCAAAGGCTTCGGCCTCGTGAGTGGCGTAGCACTTAAACTCTTATATTCCGACCTTGTCTCTGCCACTCAACAAGATTGGAGAGTGTGGAAAAGTCGACTTGTGAAGAGTAACGAATATGCCCTGAGAATGATGGAGACGTTTGGACTTGGAAGTGCGAACGGGATTTACACGAACCGGATAATCCCACATTTGCCCCTACCGGAAAACGAGGCTGAGAAAGTCAGTATTGAAGCACAGAAACTTGCTACTTCTTTACAGAGCGTCCACGGTGCTCTACGGGAACTCGGTGTGAAGAATCCAGAGGTGCTTATCGCGCAGATAGTCACCGAACGTGAACGGTTTCTGGGCGGCGGCGGCGGGATCGGTAAACAAATCAGTCCGCAGGAGAAGGAAATCATAAGTGGCGCGTAACGAACGAGTCCAAGTCTTTGACGACAACGGCAAACCGAAACCGGGCGGGAAGATTTTACCCGACCCGTTGTTTATGAACGTTGCCGTGAAGATATGTCCGAAGTGTAAAAAGGTGGGAGAGAAATGCCAGTGCGAAAGGCATCAAATGGCAAGTGGAAAATAGGTAGCGGCAAGGCGATATATAAAAGCAAGGCCAGTGCAGAAAGGGCTTATGCCGCTTATCGGGCGAAGAAACACTCGAAAAAGGGGAGGTGAGCGAGATTCCCTACCCCAATGAGCATTCTTGCCGGGTGAAAGAACCGGGAACATTTCAGGCTAATTCATTTCGCAGGATGACGGTAAAATCAAAATCAGGTAAGACGGTCGGTATCATCATCGGACGGTTAAAGGGTGAGTCGAAGACCACGACCCAGGCGATAAGATATCCGACTTCCGACTGGTCCGCCGACGAAGCCTCTGCTGATTGTAAAAAGAACGGCGGAAGTTTTGAGGCGGCGAAGAAGTGAACGAGGCCAAGTTCGGGCGTCTCTTGAGGAAGTTGAGAGGACGTATCTATATCCCGAAAGAGATGGACCCCGAGTTCAAACACCACCTTCGGAACGCCCTCGACGATTACGCGGAAGAATACGACCGGACGATGCGAGAAGAAATCACGGCGCAGGCCGAATCTTCTACCTCAAAAGCTAGAAAAGTCGGCGAAGGTTTCGTCGTGGCCGCCGCTTCTGCGGTGGGACTGACGGCCCTGGCCGTCCACGCGGGGAACCCGGTTGATAAGGTCGTCTCGAAGATTGCGGAGGAAACATTATCCCGGACTCTGCCGAGCGGATTTACTCTCTCGGAGCGAATCTGGGACTTGAGATACGAGAGAGATATCCTCTCGATAGTGCAAAATGCCAACAATTTATCGCCGGAGATGCTGGCAAAGCAGTTGGACGGGTTCATTCTCCCCGGTCGAGAAGTGACGACTTTAACACCTTACGGTCGTTCTTTAAACTTTGACTCGATGAGATTAGCGAGAACGGAAGTTACAAGAGCGGGTAGGGAAGCCTCGAAAGAAGTCCTGAATAACACTCCCTGGGTGACGGGTCTGATGTGGGATGGTTCGGGGGGATGCGAAGAAATCTGTTTACCGCTGGACGGGAATGTTTATACTTCGGAATCAGATTTACCGGATACCCACGCTCAATGCAACTGCCAGGTCATCGAGCAAGTGATGACTTCGGAGGAATGGACCAGTGCCCTTGATGAATACACGACAAACGGCACTGACGAGATCGGGATAGGCTCATGGCTGGCGGATTAGCAAGACCAAGCGGTTGATGTGGCAAAGCACGTGCCGGTCAGGTGCGAAACATAAAGACGACCCAGGGAAAGGGCGTACCCATAAGGACACTACCTACAACCATAAAGGTAGGAAAGAAACGCTAGATGCGAAATAGGAGGCAAAGATGCCGGAAGAAACCGAAGGACAGGAGCCGGAAGTAAAGACCTACGATGAGGATTATGTCAGGAGTTTGCGGAGCGAGGCGGCAAAACACCGCACGGAAAAGAACGAACTCCGTAAGCAGGTTGAGGAACTTGATGCCGAAGTCAAGGGTTTCAAAGACGCGAGCAAGTCGGAGATGGAACGGATTGTCGAAGAGAAGGCGAAACTAGAGCGTGATTTGGCCGATAGGGACCGCGAAATGGCGGAGGCCGCAGTAAAGGCGCAGGTCTTTGCGGAAGCGGCGAAGTTGAACATCGTGGACCCCGACATGGCCTATCTCGCTCTTGACTTATCCGAAATAGATACAGAGGACGTGAAGAGTGTATCAAAAGCTCTCGTTAATCTAGTCAAGGAAAAGCCGTATCTTCTCAAGTCCGAACCCCCGACACCCGGCGCGGGCGGCCCCCCGTTGCAGGGTAAGAAGTCGCCCAGCGATATGTGGGTGGACGTCTTAAAGCAAGGGCTCAAGAAGCAGTAAGAAACTGCTTTAAGAAACTGAACATAGACCGCCTACGGGCGGTTTTTCTATTTGCATGAAAGGAGGGAAAAACAAATGGCATATACACATAGGGACTACGAGCCGCCTAACGGAGGACAAGAGGACACCAGTTGCGACCTGGATATGCCGAACCTTAACGAAGGTGCCGGAGACTTTTCGGGAACACACGGAGGGTATTTTGTACCCCCGGAACTCTCCCAGGATGTCAACCAAATCATCCGTGATGGTGGATGCGTCGAGGGTTTTGCGAAGCATTACCCTATGCGTCGGTTAGAGCTAATCCTGAGAAAGTTCGCAACCGGCGTTGACGGCTACTGGGTTGGAGCGGAGTGCGTCAAAGAGAAGGACGCGCCTTCCTTTGAACTAGTAACGCTCCACGCCGAGAAGATGGCTGTGATAGTGCCGTTCGAGGACCAGCTTCTCGAAGATGCTGACCACGATATGGCCGCGCTCGTAAGTACGGATGTTACCGGAGCCTTTATCGAGGCTGTAGACCGGACATTCCTTGGTTACGAAATCACATCGCCATTCCCGGACTCGCTATCGGGCAATACCCCGGCGGCCCACACCGTCATCTACGGAACGGACGTGGACCTTGCCGGTGATATAAGCGAAGCGATCAGCGCGATCGAAGGTGACGGGTTCGAGGCGACGGGCATGATTACCCATCCTCGCATCAAGCACCTGTTGCGCAACCTTCGCGACTTGAACAACCAGCCGATTTTCTCAGAAAGGTTGGACGCTTGTATACCCCGTGAACGCTATTGCGTGTTCGGGGTGCCGATATGCTTCACCCGCCAGGTGGCGGCACAGCTTTCGCCAGCAGGATATGAAATCCTGATAGCCTACTTCCCCTACGTTTTCGTAGGAGACAGGACCGGGCTGACGGTGGCGATCTCAAACGAGGCAACGCTGACAAGCGGTTCGCTGGAAGCGATAAACCTGTTCGAGCAGGACATGACTGCTTACAGGTTCGTAATCCGGAAGGCTTTTGCGATCAAGGACGACAACGCCCTCGCAAAGGTGACCGGAGTTCCAGCAATCTAAGACGACAACGAAAGGGTCGGGTTCTATTCCCGGCCCTTTCCCCTCTGGGAGTGGGATGTTAATAAGAATAATCGCGAAAAATCCCGGTTGCACCTTCGAGATAGGGCAACTCATCAGAGTCGGTGATAAGCAGGGAGTTACCGCTATCGCGGCTGGTTACGGTGAACAGGTAGCCGAAACAGAGGTCGCTAAACCACCTCCGAGGTCGAGTACTTACACGCCCGCGCGAACGCCGGCGGCAAGCCCTCATATGCTTCCGCCACGTTTCATTTGCGCCTGCGGGTTTGTGGCGAAGGATGAGAAAAGTTTAGCCGAACATCGAAAGGTTTGTTGATGCTTTCGATAGTGATGTGTGTATTCCAGAATAAACATTTGACGATTCAATCGGTTGAAAACCTTCTGGATACCGACATCCCTTTTGAACTGATAGTGATTGACAATGGTTGCACCGACGGCACAGCC